TCTCTATGGTGGCAGAGCAAAGCAAAGACTCCTTATGGCGGCAAATAAAGTCGGGAAGACTTTTTCAGGTGCCGCAGAGTTGGCAATGCATCTTACAGGACGTTATCCGAAGTGGTGGTCAGGTCATAAGTTCTACACGCCAATACGTGCTTGGGCGGCTGGAAACACATCAGGCAACACACGAGATATTGTCCAGAGCGAAATGCTGGGTGAACCAGGAGATCTCGAAGACTTTGGAAAAGGAGCATTGCCCAAAGATGTTATTCTCTCTACAGACCGTTCACCAGGAATCCCGAATGCCATCAGTACAGTGGTGGTCAAGCATATTTCTGGGAAGAATTCTAAACTGTTTTTTAAATCTTATGAGCAAGGAAAAGAGCAGTGGATGGGTTCGGCAGTGGACTGTGTTTGGTTGGATGAGGAACCCCCCCAACCGATATATTCTCAGGCTTTACGTGCTACCTTAAAATCAGCAGGATTAGTATGGATGACGTTTACACCAGAGTCTGGAATGACCAATACGGTTGCGGCATTCATGAACGATCTCAAGAAGTCTCAGAATCTCTATCATGCAACTTGGGATGATGCACCACACCTCACAGAAGATGCAAAAGAAGAGATCCTCTCCGCATTACCGCCTCATGAACGTGATATGCGTTCTAAAGGCATACCAGTTCTTGGCAGTGGTCTGGTGTTCCCAATTGATGAAGAATCACTCAAGGAAGAAGCCTTTGCCATTCCAGAACACTGGTCGAAGATTGTTGGAATTGATTTCGGCTGGGATCACCCGTTTGCGGCAGTCTGGATTGCCCATGATCGGGATACGGACACAATCCATGTCTACGACACATATCGGGTTTCTGCAACAACTCCAGTGGTCCATGCAGATGCGCTTAAAGCGAGGGGTGAGTGGATTCCAGTGGTATGGCCGCATGATGGTATGCAACATGACAAGGGTTCTGGAGAACCTCTGGCGAAACAGTATCGCAGGCTTGGGTGCAATATGTTGGGGACTCATTTCACTAATCCAGACGGGGGCAACGCAGTTGAGCCAGGAATTCTCGACATCTTCATGCGTATGCAATCTGGCAGATTTAAGGTCTTCAACCATCTTTCCGACTGGTTTTCTGAAATGCGGATGTACCACAGAAAAGATGGAAAGATCATCAAAGAACGAGATGACATCATGAGTGCCACGAGATATGCGGCAATGTCAGTGAGATATGCATCCACATTGAAATTTGAACCACGGGTGGAAACGGCAGTAGGAACATCAGACACCGATTACACTTATTTCAACTAATGTCTACTTACGATTATCTTGCATCCAAAGCCAAACGCATGAGGAAGCGTTTGCACCGTGTTACAGGAGACTACAGACAAGCCGCATCCAGTTATTCATCTGCTTTCAAGACTTATGAAACAGAGGCAGGAGAACTCCAGGATGCATTTAAGTTCAGGAAAAAGTGGGGTGATATTGCGAGCCAGTATATTACAGACAAGACAACAGGTATTGAAACCGAATACAAAGGTGATGATGGTGCAACAGGTAAGTTTGGAGCGGCAAAGACTGATTATCTTGGGAAATTGTCAGCCGCTCAGGGCACGTTTAATATAGGAAAAACTGCATTAGATACAGAATACTATGGAGATCCTGATGACGATACATCATCAGGAAAGTTTGGAGGTGCATTATCTACTTACGAAGGAGCCCTGGAGAGTGCAGGAACAACAGCAACAGAAGCTCTAGGAACTCTTAATGTCGAGTATTATGGAAAATACAGTGATGCTGAATATGATTTAAGAAAAAAACATGGATTAGGGATAGATGAGGCATCTACAGGTAAATTCAGGAAGCTTGAAACAGATTATCAGACAAAGCTTACAGGTCTTGATACCAAAGCAATTGCAGATGTTACAAAATCTTCTGAGAAGTTTTATGGAATTGCAGATGATCCTGAAACTGAAGATGTGGATGAGTTTCAAAGAGGTAAGATCCATGATGTTCAGGACACTTTCAGAGATACGACTGAAACAGGGAAGAGATTGGGTGAAATGAGTAATTTATATGGTGTGGATATAATTAAATATTCAGGAGATGCAGATACACTCAAGGCATTAGGTGGTGTACTCAGAAAAGGCGCTGGAACAATCAAGGCCGCAGATACGGATATACATTCTCCTCATTTGAAAGGTGATTCTTATGGAGTCTATGGTGAGGCTATGTGGGGTCATGATGTGTTGTCGAAATGGTTAAAAGGGGAAGTTGATGACAAGTATAAGGAATATCAAAATTTAGGTACTAGAGCAATGGATGCTCTTGGATTAAGCAGGAGTGGTATAAAAGCAGAAGGCAACAGGATTTACGAGAAATACACAGCAGGATCATGGTGGGAAAGAGAAACCAAGTGGAGAGATATCACACATCATTATACCGATGATGTTTTGTCTGGTCAGTTAGAGAAAAGGTACTCCGACACAGGAGTCAAGAAAATAGAAGATGATCTCGGATACCTGACAGGTTCAAAATTCGACTATACGGGTAAGGAAGTCAAAGCAAGACCTGATCCTGTTTCATTTGATGATTGGTTGAAGAAAAACCCAAGTGTCACTTATGATTCTGATGGAACTCCTGTTCATAAGTCCAAAGATGAGATGAAAGAAATCTATGGCAAAGAGGTTATGGGTATGAAGAACTTCGACACGGTTTATGATTCCACAGATTATTCTACGTATCTGACGAATGTTGAAGGAGTAGATACTGCTTATGGAAAAGAAGAAACTGGAATTAAAGATACGTTGGCACTAGACAAAGGTGCCGCAGGGACAACCTATAAGACAGATTTTGGAATTTTAGAAAAAAGTTATGGAACTGAGTCGACAAGAATTCAAACTGCATTGGAACAAGTCTTAGGCATTATGGATGATCCTGATACGGAAAAAGATGAAACCGTGATGGGATCTGCTGAAAAAACCTATAGATCCTCTGTTTCAACACTGAATACTGAATTAACAACCAAACTTGGAAAATTGACAACTGCACTGGCAGGAGTTACAGGAACTGAAACGGAAAAAGGGAGTGCATTGACAGGTTACGAAACCAAAGTTGGAGAACTGACTACAGATTATACTACAGCCCTCCAGGATATTTACAAAGATACTGGATACACAGTACCTAAAGGCAAGTTTGAGACTGCAAAAGAAACGTATGAACGGGAAGAAGGAGAGTACGAAACGGCCTATGAGAGGCTTTTCGGGAAAAAAGATGATGAAAAAGATACAGGAGCCGAAGGTGTTTTTACATCTGCAAAATCAACATTTGATACTCTGAGTGCAGATTATACGAAATTAGCAGGACGGATTAAGAAATACGAAAGACTTGGGTTACTTGATCCTACATTGAGATCCAAAAGTTATAAACGTGCAAAAGTTGGTGCAGGATCATATTTATGATTGAAATCAGTCCTATTGAGAATGAAGATATGCATAAAGAACTGATTGATGCAATGAAGAATGCAGATGATGGCGTTGATAATCCAACACATGTCATCATCAAAGAAGGATCTATGGTAGGAGCCCTGTCATTCAACAATGTCTGTCTTCAGTTTTGGATGGACACATCATGTACCCCACGGGATTCATCTACTGCATTCATATGCATGAATGCCCTTGCAAAGGATCGCAGGATTGCAGGACATGTGATGCCTTGCAGGAAAGACAGTCCATACTATGGATTGATGGAAAAACTTGGATATCGGAAAGTAGAAAATGTCGACTTATTTTATAAGGATTGATCATGTGTAAAATAGATCTAAATACCCATATGAGTGGGTTGAGGAATATGAGTGCTAACGTAAAATCTCTTGAGACAGGTGATTGGTATAAGGACAGAATTGGTCCTGACAAATTAGGAGGCGGTCAATGGGCAAAAGACCGTCTAGGTATTGGAGGTCAGGATGCAGGAAAAGCCTGGAAGCGTTCAGGATTTGCTCCAGATTTTGCAAAAGAAGGTTTGGCTGGTGGGGGTTGGATGGATCGTCTAGGAATCAATAAAGGCAATAAGATGGGTCTTACCAATATAGGAAACAAACTTGCGATGGCTCGTGACGATTTCAGAAGCAGTCTTGGAGAAGCAGGATTAGGAATTCCAGGAGCATACGAAGGAGGGGAGTGGATGGATCGTGTTGGTATGCGTGAGAGCAACAGAGAAGGATTAAATGATCTATTAAGAGGTTTTGACAATCCTAATTTTTCAAAAGATTGGGGAGGTGGGAACTGGATGACTAGAATAGGTCTGAGTGAAGGAGATAAGACAGAAATCAGTGGTTGGGGTGATTGGCATGGTGAGTGGAAAAAGAATTGGGAAGGAGGAGCTTGGCTGAAGGATCGTTTAGGTTATGGTCAGTTTGATAAAAAAGGAGGAGGAGGAGGAGATAGTGAAGCATCAGGAACTGATGACACAACTACCACTACAACTACAGAAGAAAAGGTAATTGAGGAGAAAATGAATCAATTAACTGAGGATGATCCTCAAGAAGCGGCACGTATAGCCGCAACCCGTGCTAGAAGACGTAGAGCATTAAAAAACAAGATCGGGAAACGTCAAACCATCAGAACGAGTGGCCGTGGAGCAAAACAATACGCCTGATAGACAACAGCTTGAAGAGAAGCTGATAGAGCATCTGAAAGCGGAATTCGGGTCTTTACAGGATTCGAGGCATAACTGGGAGTCCATGTGGCAGGATATTGGTGAACTGACCATTCCTCAACGTGCAGATTTCAATGCCCATCGTGCCAAAGGAGAAAACAGAAGGTCCAAGATCTTTGATTCG